AATGGTCACAAATCTTTCCTGTCCAAAATGTCATTGTGATGTAGAGGTTTATAAGCCTAAGTATGCCTACGATTAAAGTACCTAAAGTAGTACTACCAAATATTGAGATACCTGAGACACCGTATTTTACACAACATAAATTAGAAGGGCAGATACCAGGCTGTAACTTATTTCATAGAGATCTAAAAGTAACACGCAATCCTTCTTTGTTATTCTCTGACAAAAATGGTACGTTTACTACCTGTCCAGAAGGTCAGATCCCTTCATTCGATCCAATAAGATTTGATTTTAACGATTTAATATATACAGAACAAGCACCATCTAATGCACAGTCAACAGAACAAACTAAAATAGTTATACCACCACCTGTCGAGAAGAAAAAAGATATTGAAGAGATAGAATGCCCTGGTCCTAAAGATCAAAAAGTAGGTGACTACCGTAACGAAAGAAGAATTTCTCGTGTTTCTGGACATAGGATAGAGGGTAATGATTGCATAACTTTGTATGAGGACGTCACGTTTATTGACTCTGTATTACCGAGTCCTAGTGCTGCTCTTAATGTCGTTACTATTTCTCTCATTGCTGCCACCACTCCATTACTTTTACCTATCATCAAGGGTTTAAGTAAGACTATATTTAAAAAGATTCTTGCTAAATTTGACAAGGGCAAGAATAACAAGGTTCGTTGACTTGCCCACAATTTTGTATATAATAAATAACACAAGGAGACTAAGCGAACCTCTTGGCGTTGAGTCAATATCGGTTTAATTGCTTGATCTATTATCCCTTGTTAAGCAACAAGACCTGATAAAGAGTACTCAAAGAAGTACCTCCTCACTGTCAGAGCGTCAGTTGCTTATTTTTTTGTCTTAATTTCGTGCGTGTGTGGTAATACTTGATTTGGAACGCTAGTTAATACAACATTTTTACAGGTAATAGCATCATCTCCAACGAACTTAACACCAAGTTTTAGCTGTTCTGCACATATCTTAAGTCTTGCTAAATTAGCTTCAAGTTTCAGCTTGGTCAATGCAAACTCCTGTCCTTGTACATTAGCTTCTGCTGCTCTTAGACACATATCATTAAACCTTTTCCCTAAAGGTATCTGCAAGCTTACTGTCACTCCATAATTTAGGTTATATGTTGTCTGATCTAGTCTCGGCTGTTCTGAAGTGTAAAGGATACGACCAGGATTAATAAGATTACCATTATCATCTTCTGAAAGATCGTATATGTTGGTTCTAGTTGTTGTAGATCTTGGTAAGCTAAAATTTTCTCCCTTAGTAATGAAGGGGTTGATTCCAAGAGTGGGTAGCTGACATTGTATTCCATTTGAAAACCTGTGAGTTGGAAAGCCTCCCGATATCGATTGATAGCCATTATTGATAACCGTTCCAGAACTTGATGCACTTGGGCTAGAAACGGTATTAGCATTTATAGGAGAAAAGCTACAAAAGATTATTGCGAGAAGATACTTAAGCTTGTAGTCTGACTTTCTGTATTTATAGTCCTTTGGATCGTACTTGTTGCATCCAATCCAGGAGCTAAAAAATTCTCCGTAATTGAAAATGCTTTTGTTGGATCTACTACCTCCCATTGTGGTTTTGTTGTTAGTTCTGGAGTTACCCATTTAAAGGACACTCCATTAATAGTTTGCGTGTTTGTATAGGTTGCGTCAGG